TTTCCGTATTTGCAGAGTCAGTGAGTTGTAGTAATCTTCCTGTACCTGTTCCACCTCCTTTTACAGATAATTTGGCAATAGGAGTCGTCGTTCCTATGCCGACGTTGCCACTATTATCTACCACAAGAGACTTAGCAGGAGCAGATGGATAGTTAGCAATGACTCGATGAGCCAAAGCATGATCAGGAGAATCTAATGGATCTGTTGATTGTGGTTGCTCTGGTGAAGGACTAGGACTAACACTAGGACTAATGCTTATACTTGGACTGACCGATGGAGATAAACTCGGACTTAAAGATACTGAAGGACTTACAGAAGATGACAAAGATGGACTCAACGATGAGCTTAAACTTGAACTTATACTTGGTGATAATGATGGTGATAAACTAGCCATAATTTTTTTCTCCTTTAATTATAATAATGTAATATAAATGGGTCAAATAAATATTTGAAATTCTATTTAGTTAATAATGTTGTTTTATCTTTTTGGGTTAATAATGTTGTTTTATCTTTTTGGGTTAATAATGTTGTTTTATCTTTTTGGGTTAATAATGTTGTTGGTCTTCCAAAGTAAATAGCACTTGGTGAAACTGAAGGAGAAATAGATGGGCTAATAGATGGGCTAACACTGGGAGATATTGATGGTGAAATACTAGGCGAGATTGATGGACTTAAGCTTGGGGATAAGCTTGGAGAGATAGAAGGTGATAGAGAGATACTTGGAGATACTGATGGCGAGATTGATGGTGAAAGAGATGGGCTTAAACTAGGTGAAAGCGAAGGAGATAGAGATATACTTGGACTTACACTAGGGCTAATGCTTGGACTTAATGATGGGCTTAATGATGGGCTTAATGAAGGTGAGATTGAAGGACTTAAGGATACACTTGGGCTAACAGAAGGAGAAATGCTTGGTGAAAGACTAGGTGAAAGAGATGGTGAAAGTGATAAACTTATACTAGGGCTTATACTAGGAGATAATGATGGTGAAATACTAACACTTGGGGATACAGATGGACTTATTGAAGGGCTTATTGAAGGACTCAAAGATACAGAAGGACTTACAGATGACGATAAAGAATGTGATAAACTCGGACTTATACTATGTGAGATTGAAGGACTTACAGAAAGACTTATGCTTGGTGATAGCGATGGTGATATAGATTCACTTGGAGATACAGATGGGCTTATTGAAGGAGATAATGATGGAGACAATGATGGGCTTAATGATGAAGATATAGAAGGCGAAATTGAAACACTCGGTGATACTGAAGGAGATATGCTTGGTGAAATAGAAGGAGATAAGCTTGGTGAAATAGATACACTCGGACTAATTGATGGTGATATAGAAGGTGAAAGCGATGGACTTAAGCTAGGACTTATACTTGGGCTTATTGAAGGTGATAACGAAATACTCGGACTAACTGAAGGACTTAAACTAGGACTCAAACTATGTGAGATTGAAGGACTTATTGATGGACTTATACTAGGGCTTAAACTTGGCGAAAGAGATGGGCTTAATGATACACTTGGTGATACTGAAGGACTTATACTTGGCGATAAGCTTGGTGATAGCGATGGACTTAATGAAGGTGATAATGATGGACTTATTGAAATACTAGGACTTACAGATGGAGAAATACTTGGACTAATAGAAGGACTTAATGATGGGCTTAAACTTGGAGACAACGAAGGACTCAATGAAACACTTGGGCTAACAGAAGGCGAAATACTAGGAGATATAGAAGGAGAAAGCGAAGAAGAAAGCGAAGGTGATAAACTTGGCGAAAGAGATATACTTGGACTTACGGATGGTGAAATGCTTGGTGAAATACTTGGAGATAATGAAAGAGACAAACTTGGAGATAATGAAGGGGATAATGACACAGAAGGACTTACTGATGGTGAAATACTTGGACTTAATGATGGTGATAACGATGGCGACAATGATGGACTTAATGATGGTGATATAGAAGGAGAAATGCTTGGAGAGATTGATGGACTAATTGAATGACTTAATGATGGAGAAAGACTTTCACTTGGACTAACTGAAGGAGAAATACTTGGTGAAAGTGAAGGCGATAATGATGGTGAAAGTGATGGTGAGATTGAAGGAGATATACTTGGTGAGATTGAAGGACTTAATGACACACTAGGAGATATAGAAGGACTAATACTTGGTGAAATACTAGGAGATATACTAGGTGATAACGAAGGACTCAATGATATACTTGGGCTAACAGATGGGCTTACGCTTGGTGAAAGCGAAGGAGAAAGTGAAACTGATGGACTTACTGAAGGACTTATGCTTGGTGACAAAGAAGGACTTATACTCGAAGAAATAGAAGGTGAAATTGAAATACTAGGACTTACGGATGGTGAGATACTTGGCGAAATTGATGGTGAGACACTAGGGCTGATTGAAGGACTAATGGATGGACTTATAGATACGCTTGGACTTACCGATGGGCTAATTGATGGTGAAATTGAAGGCGAAATACTAGGAGATATAGAAAGCGAGATTGATGGTGAAAGAGATGGGCTTAAACTAGGTGAAAGCGAAGGAGATAGAGATATACTTGGACTTACACTAGGGCTAATGCTTGGACTTAATGATGGGCTTAATGATGGGCTTAAACTATATGAGAGTGATGGTGAAAGAGATATACTAGGTGAAACTGATGGTGAGATACTTGGACTTAACGATGGACTTAATGATGGACTTAAAGAAAGCGAAATACTTGGTGAAATACTTGGAGATAATGATGGAGAGATTGAAGGAGATAACGATGGACTAAGTGATATAGAAGGACTTATAGATGGAATAATAAAATCAATGGACCATAAATTTGCTTCTAAAATTAAACCACCACCATTATATGAAATACCATTATCTGAATACTTTATTCTATTATCATTATATGTAAATGCCATTTTAGTCTATATGTCTAGTTGATAAATTCTGCAAGTTATTAAATCTTGTCCATCTTTATAATCGGTCAAATCGGTGATAGTCACTGTTAAAGTAAAGTCAGTATCAATATTTGAAGAATTGTCACTATCAACTGTTTCCCAAGAAGAAGTATCAATATTATAAATTTGTAGATACACCGTAGATGTTGATGGAGCTATATTTACTCGACCTATCCATTTTAATATACAATTTGTTTCACCTTCTACGTAATTTTTATACTGATGTATTGTATATTCCAATAACCCCGTTTGTGATACCCTATCATTGTTTTCAGTTTCTACATCTATTATATCCTGAGTAGAATAATTTGTTTCTAAATCATTATTATTAGTTGGCAATACTGCATAATTCCCCATAGTATAATCTTTATATCCAACACTAGGAGATACGGATGGTGATAGAGATACACTCGGTGAAACTGACAGTGAAATACTTGGAGATAATGATGGTGATAAACTCAGTGACAATGATGGACTTAAACTAATACTTGGCGATACCGATGGACTAATGCTTGGAGATAAAGATGGGCTTAATGAGAAAGAAATACTTGGAGACAATGAAGGACTTAAAGACGGACTCAAAGATGGGCTTAAAGATACTGATGGACTAACTGAAGAAGACAAACTTGGCGAAAGAGATTGACTGATTGATGGAGATATGCTTGGTGATAAACTAGGACTTAAGCTTGGGCTTATTGAAGGAGATATAGAAATACTAGGACTAACACTTGGACTAATACTAGGTGATAAACTAGGTGATAATGATAGAGACAAGCTTGGTGAAATTGATATACTAGGTGATACAGATGGTGAGATAGAAGGTGAAAGTGATGGAGATAAACTTGGACTTAAACTAGTAGAGATACTAGGGCTTAAGCTTGGCGAAATACTAGGCGAAATACTAACACTTGGAGAAACAGATGGTGAAATACTAGGCGAGATTGATGGACTTAAAGATGGTGATAAACTTGGCGATAATGATATACTTGGTGAAACCGAAGGACTAATTGATGGTGAAATACTAATAGAAGGAGATACGCTAGGAGATGCAGATGCTCCATATGTTAATATTCCCCAACCTACTGCATCTGGGTCATCACCTATTCTACCTATCCAATTAACTAAAACTGAAGTATTTACTGGAATACCATCTGCTGTTTGTAATTGAAATAAAGAAGTTGTTGGAACGACAGCATCTTCTGATACATCAAAAAGATAAGGGTCATTTGCTAATATTGGTGTCCAAGTTTCTGTTGAACAAATATGCGACCTCCACTCAATGTCATCATTATGTTTCCAACAAACAACTAGAGCACCATCTCCATGTTGTACTATTCCAACTCCTCCATGAGAAGCTGTTGTCCCCATACCTATTTCTTCTGCTGCAGACCATGCATCAGTATCACCTCCTTCTCTTTCTCTCCATTGTACAGAATTATCTGAATCAATATAAATAATATGTAAATGTTTTTCTCCAGCTACTAATCCATGTTCAAAATCAAACTCTGATTTACCAGAAGATGTATTTAAAGCAATTGTTTGAATTGTTTCCCAAGAGCCATTATCATTATATCTTGAATAAATATCATCATCTTGCTTCCAGCAAAAAATCATATCTTTAGATGTTGCTCCCCCAGGACCAATAGACCTAAGAGACTGACCATAAATCATATCAGTATTACCAGTATCACTAACATTTTCAGAAGCATCCCAACCAGTAATATCTAAAGCAGTAGATTGTTCTTTTGCTTTAACCCATATATTAGTAGTATCATCAAATTTTGCTGTTGCCCATAAATGAGGAGTTGAGGTCTTTCCATCTAAAGCAAGATTAACTCTTCTATATTTACCTCCATCGGCAACACCATCAAATACTTTTGTAGTATTTTCCCATGACCAAGTAGTTGCAGTAGCTTCATCACTCTCTGCTATATAAGTATCAACTCCATCTGAATAATGAATTGTTGTTGGAACACTACCAGAAGTTCCTCTTACTGTGAAATCTGCAAGGAATTCACCATCAAATCCAGAAGTATCAATTCTTGCATTTACATTTTCTGCCCAATTATCAGCAGCTAAGTTATTCTTAGCTATCCATTCAAATACATATCTATTATCATCTGGTTCATATCTTGCTCTCCAATAATTATCATGATTAGGGTCATATCCATTCTTTCTTTGCCAATTACCACCCATTTCTCTTGGAGGTTGAGGACTTGGGCTTAAGGAAGGACTAATTGATGGACTTATACTAGGAGATAAGCTTGGTGATAATGAAGGACTAATGGATATTGAAGGTGATACTGAAGGCGATATAGATGGTGACAAGCTCGGTGAAAGTGATGGGCTTATGCTTGGAGACAATGAAGGTGATAATGAAGGACTCAATGAAACACTCGGGCTAACAGATGGACTCAAGCTTGGAGATAATGATGGACTTAACGAAGGGCTTAAAGAAGGCGAAAGCGAAGGACTTAAAGATACTGAAGGACTAACAGAGGGACTGATTGATGGACTAATAGAAGGACTTAATGAAGGTGACAATGATGGACTTAAACTTGGTGAAAGTGATATACTCGGTGAAATTGATGGACTAATTGATGGAGAGAGTGAAGGTGAAAGCGAAGGAGATAAACTTGGTGACAATGAAGGGCTAAGAGATACTGACGGGCTAATAGAGGGAGAAATACTTGGGCTTAAACTCGGACTTAATGAAGGCGATAGTGAAGGGCTTAAGCTAGGAGATAATGATACTGAAGGACTAATCGAAGGACTCAAACTAGGGCTCAAACTTGGTGACAAGGATTGGCTAATTGAAGGACTTAAACTAGGACTCAAGGATATGCTTGGGCTAACAGAAGGAGAAATGCTAGGGCTTATTGAAGGTGAGATACTTGGACTGATAGAAGGACTAAGAGATGGACTTAAAGATTCACTTGGTGAAACAGATGGGCTAATACTTGGACTTAATGATGGCGATAGCGATGGTGAAACGCTTGGAGATAAACTAGGCGAAATACTTAGAGAAAGAGAAGGCGAAATACTTGGACTAACTGAAGGGCTTAAACTTGGTGAAATACTGACAGATGGACTAACACTATGAGAGATCGATGGACTTATGCTTGGCGATAATGATGGACTAATAGATGGCGAAATACTCGGTGATAAAGATACCGATGGGCTTACGCTTGGGCTTATAGATGGAGATAATGAAGGACTCAAACTTGGGCTTAATGATGGGCTAATAGATGGACTTATAGAAATACTTGGTGAAACACTCGGGCTAATAGATGGTGAGATTGATGGACTGAATGATGGGCTTAGTGAAGGTGATATACTTGGACTTAAACTAACACTAGGGGAAACAGATGGAGAAATACTAGGGCTTATACTTAGACTTAAGCTTGGGCTTATACTTGGGCTAATACTGGGAGATAAGCTTGGTGATAAAGATGGAGATAGCGATGGAGATAAAGATGGACTTAAAGATACACTTGGTGAAATAGAAGGACTTAAACTTGGTGAAAAACTTGGTGATAAGCTTGGTGAAATTGATGGTGAAATTGATATACTTGGTGATACTGATGGACTCAAACTTGGCGATAATGAAGGACTAATTGAGGGAGATATTGAAGGAGAAATACTTGGGGATAGTGATGGTGAAATACTAGGACTGATTGAAGAACTAATAGATGGACTTAAAGATATACTTGGGCTAACTGATGGACTAATAGAAGGTGAAATTGAAGGTGATAATGATGGAGAAATACTTGGCGATAAAGATACACTTGGAGAAACAGATGGAGATATACTTGGACTAATGCTTGGAGATAAACTTGGTGAGATTGAAGGTGATATCGAAATACTAGGGCTAATGCTTGGTGAAATAGAAGGACTAATACTTGGAGATATACTCGGACTTAATGAAGGTGATAAGCTTGGAGAGATACTTGGACTTAAACTTGGGGAAATACTTGGAGAGATTGAAGGTGAAATTGAAACACTAGGACTAACACTAGGGCTGATACTTGGAGATAAGCTTGGAGATAATGATGGAGATATGCTTGGTGACAAAGATATAGAAGGACTAACCGATGGTGAAAGTGATGGTGAAAGTGAAGGACTTAAACTAGGACTCAAACTAGGTGAAATTGAAGGGCTTAATGATGGTGATAAACTTGGTGATAAACTAACACTAGGAGATACTGATGGCGAAATACTAGGTGAGATTGAAGGACTCAATGATGGAGATATAGAAGGCGAAATACTAGGACTTAAGCTTGGAGAAATTGAAGGACTAATAGATACGCTTGGAGAAACTGAAGGAGAAATACTAGGGCTAATACTAGGAGATAGACTAGGAGATAATGATGGGCTTATAGATATGCTTGGACTGATTGATGGCGAGATTGATGGACTTATACTTGGAGATATACTTGGAGATAATGATGGTGATAAACTTGGTGATAAACTTGGACTCAAACTAGGGCTCAAACTAGGTGAGATTGATGGACTGATTGAAATAGATGGACTGACTGAAGGACTTAAACTTGGACTAAGAGATGGTGATAAGCTTGGAGATAAGCTTGGAGATAAACTTATGCTAGGAGATACTGATGGTGAAATACTTGGAGATAGGCTTGGTGAAATACTTGGACTAAATGATGGAGAAATACTAGGGCTAATACTCGGAGAAATAGACGGAGATAAAGATTCACTTGGACTTACACTAGGACTAAGTGATGGGCTTAATGATGGTGAAAGTGATTCAGATGGAGAAACACTTGGTGAGATAGAAAGACTGATGGAAGGCGATAGAGATGGTGAAATACTTGGCGAGATAGATGGAGAAATGCTTGGTGAAATTGATGGTGAAATACTTACACTAGGAGATACTGATGGACTTATTGAAGGACTTAAAGATGAAGATATACTCGGACTAATGCTTGGTGATATACTAGGAGAAATAGAAAGAGAAATAGAAGGAGATAAGCTTGGACTTAAACTTTCGGAAGGTGATACAGAAGGACTGATAGATGAGCTTATACTAGGGCTAATTGATGGACTTAGGCTTGGACTTATAGAAGGACTTAGCGAAACAGATGGACTAATAGAAGGAGATAAGCTTGGTGAAATACTTGGACTAAGTGAAGGACTAATGCTTGGAGAAATAGATGGAGAAATTGATACCGATGGACTTACTGAAGGAGATATAGATGGAGAAATTGAAGGACTAAGAGATTCACTTGGTGAAACAGAAGGAGAGATAGATGGACTTAAACTTGGACTTAAACTTGGAGATAAACTTTCACTTGGACTAACTGATGGAGAAATAGATGGACTTATACTTGGACTAATAGAAGGAGAAATACTTTCACTTGGAGAAACGGACGGACTTATACTTGGAGAAATAGAGGGACTGAATGAGCTACATTCCAAATAGGTTGAATTTAAATCTAAAGAAGTTCCTGTTCGCCACTCACTAAGAGAATCATATGCCGTATCTTCTACCTCTCCAATATTTCCACAGATATAATCATTATAATCGATAACAAAATCATCAACATCTTCTGCGATATCAATTCGAACCATCGTTCCCGTTACATTAGTAAAGTCGTTATATCTTATGTATGAATTAGTAGTCGTTGCTGTATTTGACCATAGCATTACATGACGACCATTAACACTGTCCCATCTTTGACTATGTCCCCATCCACTACCAGCGTTTGTACAAGTATTATATTCAAAATATACTTCATCTATTGAAGAAGTACCATCCCTTAAAAACACCTCGTAAGTATATTCACACTTATCTATTGTGTTGTTATTAAAGTACAAATTATATTGAGCTGAACCAGCTGCAATTCCCTGGTTTGTTATACCAGCATCATAACATTGAGAAATATTACAATATGTAACAGTAATATCATGTGCATTATTCCAAAATTGAAATCCATTCCCATATCTAATAGTATAGTCTCCGTTTTGATCTCCTCCCCCAATGTATGAAGCATCCACATATGAGAAAGTTAAATGAACAGTATCTTCTCCTCCAGCAACATGCCTTCCCCAATATTTATAATCTAAATTTTGAAAAGTTACATAACTTAAATCCTCTGTTTCTATTGCATTCCAATTTAAAGCACATTCGATGCTACTGTAATAGGTTCCTGGATTTGAACTAGAATAAAGATATAATTTACCAGTATCAAAATCCCACCAAAAATCTCCCTGAGAAGTTACTTCATTCTTTGCTCGCTTTTTGATACCAACTGAAGCTTCGCTATTAAAAATAAGATTTCCAACATCCATTGCAATTGCTTCTGTATCTGTACATTCTTTAAGGCTAAAAGTATCTAAATAAAGAGTTTCTCCATCTGGTAAATTAAGACCTAAAGCAAAATTTAATCTAGCATCATCTACAGTAGTATTAGCTGTAAAAAAACTAGTATATGTTGCCCAAGCAGTAGTTATAGTTGGAGATTGATTTGTTGCTCCATAATAATATGAATCATGAGGTGAGTCAGGATTCATTAACTTAATCGATTCATCTGGTAAAGTAAATCCTGCTGTTGCTTTTGCTCTAAAAGTTAATTTATAAACTCTATCTTTTGTTATTGAAATTCCTCCAGCATACCAAAACTGAATATCGGTTGGAGAGGTTCCTCCATCTGTACAAACAATTTCATATCCAGCAGGAGATGTATCATATACTACCTCTGTTCTTGCTCCTGCTGCATCACCAGGAGACGATGCCCAAAATTCCCAATTTGGCCATGCAGCATCATTAAAACTAGGATTACTTAAAAGTTCTGAACCAACTCCTCCTCCATCTGGAGAAATATACCAAATATTCGAACTTTCTTCTGTCCAATCAGCATCTTCGTTTTTAGAATAAGATCCTAAAAATAAAGGATCATTTCCAGTTCCATAAGCATCATATGTTATATCATCACCCGAATCTCCAGATTGTGGGATAAGTTGTTCTTTCCACATCTCTCCCTTTTTGAAAAGAATAATATCTCCAGGGACATGAGAAGTAATGTTTACCTTATTTACGGTTTTCCATGCATTTCCTTCTGATAAACCATCATCATCATCACTACCAGTAGTTGCATCAACGTAATATGTATCTGGTATTTGTACCGAAGGCGATATCGAAGGAGATATCGATGGAGATAGTGAAGGAGATAGTGAAGGAGATAGTGAATGAGATAGTGAAGGAGATGCAGAACCTAAACAAGTTATTCTTGAAGAATCATAAACAACATCATCACCATAAATAGTAAGATCACTTGTTGCATCTGTAGAACAAATTCCAAAACGAGTTTGAAAAACATCTCCTGAGCTAGTAACAGATTCATTTATTTTTTCTACTCCATTAACCCATAAACTCCAATTACCTGGTGAACCTGTTGCCTTTCTAACTTCTATACAATACCAAGTATCTACTACTCCACTCCATGTAAAACTATGAGAAGTACCACCAGAAGTAATTCCCATAGCAAGAACACCACCAGCTGATTTATTTACCCAAACAAACCAGTTATTACCCCAACTAGAATCCCATGTGTCAAAAATTGTTACATATTCACTGCTTCCAGGAAAACTAGCAAAATTCATATAAAATCTATTATAAAAATCAGATTCTCCACTTGCTAATTCTTTATGACAATATCCATCAGCTTGCGTCGGTCCAAACTGGGCAGCATAAGTTCCGCTATTCACAACAGTATCTTGAACTGATTTAGTAGCTCCACCAGTATAACCCCATCCAGTAAAATCACCAGATTCAAATCCATCTGAAAAAATAGCAGCACCTATAAAATACTTTGGAATTTTCCATCCATGTTTTTTAAATAACCAACATAAATGAATAGGTTTCCAAGTTTCTAGTCCTTTCTTCAATTTTGTGAATATTTTATTTTTCATTCTTTTTCAAATTATCTATATCCTCTTGAGTCCAATTTTAAACTGGCATAAACTTCTTTATTAGCCAAGATAAAGGATACTTTTGTTTCGGCAATTTATTATTCCAAATTTGTTTTCTTACATTTATTTTCATTTTTTGAATTTCTTTATTTAATATCATCAAATAAAAAATTCACGCAAATTCTACACCATAAAGATGAACAATTAGAACGTGAATCGTTTCAAAAAGTGTCTATTTAATATATGACTTGGTTATTTTAATAATATACAATCTTGACCTTTTGGGTCAAATATCAAAAACATACTAAAAATAGTGGGCTTTATGTGTACCAGTGTGCACTTGACTTGTTTCCTTGTATATGATAAACTTGTGTTATGAACATCAATAATCTTCTTGTTATCAACAATGTTCCTCCTGAATCTATTGACCGTCTTTTCCGAAAGATTAATATTGATAAAAAAACTGGTTGTTGGAATTGGACTGGTTCATTAAATAATGGCTATGGAGAAGTTAGAATTAATAAAAAACCTTACCGTGTCCATAGATTCATGTATGCTTGGCTAATTTCTCCTATCCCCAAAGGAAAAGGGAAAAATATTCCAGTACTTGACCATATCTGTAATAATAGACGATGCTGTAATCCTGCTCATCTTAGACTTATTTCTGATACCGAGAATATTCTTAAAGGAAACGGAGCAACGGCACAAAAAGCACGACAAACTCATTGTAAGAATGGACATCTTTTACCTCCCCCTATTAATGGACATCGGCGTTGTATGATTTGTCATCGTGCTTGGAATCGTAAGAATTATTCCAAAAATCCTATGAAATTTATATTAAAAACCAGGAAAAGACGCCTCCGACTCAAGCAACTTATTTAAATCTTCCTCACTCCACCCAGGAATTGGTGAAAATCTTTTTATAAGAAATGAAAGTGGTTTTTTCTGTTTGGGCAACATACCTAACCATATTTGTTTTCTAACATTTTCTTTTGTTCTTTGAACATCTCTACCTCCTTGTGGATATGGAAAACTAAAATCACCACCGCTTGTGCGAAAAAGATGTGAGTACCATGTATTGTGATTTACTAGCACCTTACCACCAGATAGCCATGTTTTACAAGCCAATTCAATTCCTTGATTTCCCCATGAACCAAATTCTTCGTCACATAATTTAAGTTCCCAGTATTTCTCACGAGTTGCCATGAAACAACTTCCTTGTAAACTCATTGTTTCTGTAAAACCAGTTTCTGTTGCTTGTTTTCTAACTTCTGGTCGTTTACTATATTCCCTAAAATATTGAAAATGTGGTTCTGCATCAAAGCAATAAGATGTACTCTGTGGTCTTTCTTTCCCCTTCCAAATCATTTTTCGATGTATTCTATTGGTTCTTCCACAATCAGGACATTTTTCTGGTGTTGGTCCTTGATATTTTTTCCATCCACATTTATAGCATTTCCAATCAAAAGCCCATAGATTTCTCATGATCGGAACCATTGTAATATTATCACCAGTCTCTTTAAATGCCTCTAACATTTTTCTATCAAATCCTTTATCAAAACTACAATGAGCATCAACTTTCATTACATATTTAGCTTTTGAAAGTCTAGCTGCTAAATTTGTAGCGGCTCGTTGTCCAATGCTTTCTGGAACATAGATAATATTTACATCTGGGTGTTGAATAATTGGAGGATTGCTCCATTTTCCATCTAGACTAATAATTATCTCGGTATCGTCTTCTTTATTTTTAAGAATATCTTCTACGGTATTCTTCAAAAACATTTCTGATCTAGCTGGTATAAGAATACTAAGTTTGTAATTTTTATTCATATTATTGTTTATTAAAATATTTTATCCATTTTTTCCTATTAAAGTTTGTTTTTGTATGACATTTTCTACAAAGAGAAATTAAATTATTTGGATTATTGTTTCTCTTGTTATAGTCAATATGATGTATTGTTAATTTTTCTTTATTTTTTAATTCTGTTTTTTTACATATTTGACATTTTCTTCTATCTCTATTTCGTATTACTTCTTTTAAATCTCTATTAAATTCTAATCCATAAGGTTCAAAAGATTTTCCATTAATCCAATTTGGATGTTTTTCACTACATGGGAAAGTATATGCATTTGTAGGTTTAGGATGTCCTTTTTTAAACTCTGTTTTTGGAGAACAGCGTTTCCCCTTAAGAGATTTTCTAAGTTTCTTTCTTGTTTTTTCAGTCACAACATGCTCTAATAAGGTTTGTCTTATTTTTTCCCTAACTTCTGGTCTTTTAGCTGAATTTTTATCTCCTATATTTGCATCACTAATCTTCTTTTTTGCTTCTAATGTGTGTTTATACCCTAGTGTTATTTTATTCCCCTTTTTAACCCATCCTTTATTTATTCCATTTTTTGGTATTCCTTTGGGCATATTTTATTTTATATTAAATAACTTCTTTAAATCCCAACCTTCTATTTTATCTAATGTTTCTTCTTTCCAATCAATTGGCTTATGCTTAAAACTTTCTAAAGTTATTTTTGGTGGAGAAAATGTTTTACTATGTCTGATGTCTATATTAGGATATTGAGATTCACGAATTTCATAATCATTATCTAAAAATAAACTTTGTCTTTTACTTTTAACTCCAGGTTCATATCCCATTCTTCTAGCCCATTTAGGATCTTTACTTTTATCTTTATCCCATCCTTTTTTTTGTATTAACTCTAAACGTTTTTTATAATGTTTAATAGCAAATTCTCTATTAACACATAAACCAGATAACGAAATCAGTTTATCATAACTAATTGCTCTATTTTTAGGATAATCCCATCGATAATTGAAAATGTTATAATAATAAACATTATCTTTCGGTGGAATAAAATCAAAGTGACTTTTTGAATATAATACATCATGCTCACAAAAAAATATATATTTTGCAGTACTATTTTCAAGTGCTGTTAATATTTGTAAAGCCATTGTAAGATAACTTCGTTCTCTATTTTTAAGTACAATATTCTTCCCTAGATCTAATGGTTTATTCAGCGATACAGAAACCATCTCTCCATTGAAACTTTTCTTTAATTGCGATAAACAAACACTCTGAATAAGAGGGTCTATATGAAAATCAGTATAATAAATAAGTCCTTTTGTCATATTATTTTCTCCATCTTCCAAAAGTGTTAGTAGTTTTATGACAGTTTTCGCATAAAGTCCTACCATTATCTACCACAAGCCTAAGTTTAGGAAAATCAGAAAATCTTTTTATATGGTCAGCATTTAATCTTCCACCTTTTTTCCCGCACCAAATACAAGTGTAATTGTCCCGTTCAAAAACTGCTTTACGCCATATTCTGTAATCAGTAGACATTCTTATAGCTAAATGCATAGGAGTTGCTCCCCCCTTCCAAAAGTTACTCTCTTTACCTCTCCTTGCTGATGCAATCCTTCTTAATCTAGTTTCCTTAGTATCTTTTTTACCTTTATTGCCTTCACTAATTTTAATCTTACTTAATGGGGTATGATGATGTCCATTAAATGACGGTGGTTTCTTGTCGAGACGAATATTTGTTTCACTAATCTTCCTTCTAGTTTCTAAAGATACCGAATGACCCATAAGGGTTTTACTTATGCTTTCTTTAGTTTCCTGTGACCATTTCCTACCTTTATTTATAGTGTGTCCTTTTTTAAATGGCATAAAATTATTTCTTTACAAACATCCAACTATAATATTTATCTGGATCACCATGTATAGCACCTTCCGTTCCTCCATATAAATAAAAATTATTTATTTCAAACATATTAATATAAGCATCTACAATAGCTTTTACATGACAAACTATATTACTAGAAGCAGGCGATGTATTAAAATAATCATGTCCAGAAACAATACCCCCTCTTCTTACTTTTTTTGACCATTCATAGATATCTTCGGCTGTATGCTTAAAATTATGGTCGCCATCTATATAAACGAAATCTAAACTACCATTTTTAAAATCTTCAAGTGCATCCATTGATTTCTTTCTAACAATATGACAATTTTCAAAAGGAATTAATCTTTTCTTAGCATCTTCATAATAACCATCTTGGATATATTGAACTTGCTGTGTTCTACCTTGACCAGGAAAACTAATCCAAGGGTCTATGGCATATATTTCTAATCCTTCTTTACAAAACTTTTCTGTAAATTCTCCTCTATGAGTACCTATTTCTGCTCCAATCTTATATCCCACTTCTTTAAAAAATAATGGTAAATCATTTCTTGATGATTCTGGGATTATAAATGGTTTCCCTTCTTTTTTTATTGCATCTATTATTTTCATAAATTTGATAAATCTTTAAAATTACTAAATACTGATGTATGAGGATAAACCTTATTATAATTATATCTGTATTTATAAAGATTAGCAATCTCAGAATAATGATAATTTTTATCATTTTTTGGCTCAGAATCATGTGCTATAACATAATCAGCATTGTTCGTAACTCGTGCCATTTCAATCTTTCGTTGTTCTGATGGACCATGATCTACGAAAACTATACTCCAATGCTGTGAATCTATATCAATCTTACTCCAATCACTAACTTGATAAACTTCATGAAAATCAGAAAGATAATTTTTTGCCATTTTTACATATTTATCATCTGATTCATAAGATACAATCTTTCGTTTCTTTTCAGCACACAACCAATGTATTATTGATGTTGAATGAAAACCCGTTCCTAATTCAAGCACTGGACCATCTGTCATAAGCAACAATTTAACTAACACAGGTAAATGAGAACCACAACTTGCTCTTAATTCTATATTATTAAATAATATCATAGTTTTTTATTTATTTTTATATATTTAATTTAGTCCTTAAGTTTTTAGCTGAACCCCAATAAGGCAATTTAGGGAACTCTGTGCTACCCATAGAACTATGTATTCTCATTCCTGAACCAGTTTTCAATGAAATACAAGGATATTCTGTTTCAAAAGTTTCCCAAGAATCAAAGAACCTCTTGCCCCACTCTTTCGGCCAATTTCTTAGTTCTTTGTTCCACTTTGGAGCATCTCCAAATAACTCATTGATATGGTTCAAATAAAATTCTCTACCAATAACTTGTGCAAAAATAGAACTACTCTTTCTACTAAAATAATTACGCTTGTATCCTAATATATAAATATTTGAGTTACGATAACAAGTATCTAATCTCGGTGGTACAAATGTAAAATAGTCTGGGGAATAAAGACAATCTGCTTCAACTGTTATCACATATTCTGTTTTTGCTGCTTCACAAGCAATCTGTATCTGCCTACATACATTATATCCAGATGTACCGACATCGCCAACACAGATATTTGTTCCCAAGTCCATTGGTTTTTGAGAAACACTAATTATAGGAAGATCCCCTTTCTTTTTAAGCATATCCTGAATTATCTTGTTCTCAAGTTCAGGATCTTCTCTGTTACTTGTATAGTAGAGTATTGTACCTTTCATGTTTTTTTTATTAAAATTGATTTATATCCCAAATGCCTTATAATTTCATGTCTATGATTTCCATCTTTAATTCTATTTTCATCACCAACTAGTATAGGATCTATTAAACCATTCTCTTTTACATTTTTATATAATTCTACTCTTTCATTCATATATTCTGTTAATCTTTCTTTTGACCACATTTCTTGCTTAGAACCATTATGTCTTCGATAACTTTTAAGTCGTCTATAATAGTTTGTTTTAAATGGATCAATTCCCTTATCTAATTCATCTAAAAAATTTCTTTGCTGATTATTTCCATTATCTAAACTATTTATATCAACTCTATCTAACAACGGATTCTGGAAACATAAAGTATGTAATTCTCTTGAATGAGGAGTATCGTCTTTTGGAATATGTGTTGCTGATATTTGATTCCAATCCTTAAAATCTTTTTGGATTCCATCTACATCGGATGGAGCATATTTTTCATTCGGTTTTTTCTTAACAGTTACAATTATACAATACTTTGTTTTTTCTTTCAACCTATCTAAATATATTAACCAATCTTCATTTTTAATATAATAATGAGCATTAGCTAATAATGTTACATCCGCAACTGGAAGTTCTTCTAAGCAATTTTCTATTTCTTTGTTAATTACCTTATGACCAAATTTAATTGCTTTATTATATGCTACTTTATTTGGTTCTACTCCTATCACTTCATTAAATCCATATTCTTTAGCTAGTTTCAAAAATAATCCTGCATTACATCCTATATCTATAAAAATATCTTTTTCAATATGTGATAAATGAGGTTTAATAAAATTATTCCATTTTCCTTCATTCCAAAACTTACTACCTACCTCTTGTTTATCTCTTTCTGTCATTAGTTCTCCTTCTAAATATTGATATGTTTCAAATTTTTTCATATTTTTTATTTAATTCCATGTTTATTAAATATCTTAATAATTCTGTCTGTCAAGAAACAAGTCTCCATTTTATTATCACCTTTAAAAAATTCCAATGCATTTGATACGCCTATTTGTCTTACTCCTCTGAATGGATGAAAATGAACAACCTTTAGTGGCTTTATTGCTTCTTTATAGCGTGTACGGATATTAAGTGGTATAAAATTATAAGATATATTCATTTTTGTAATTCTTTTCTTGAACTGTTCATTTTCTTTTGATATCATATGCATTACAGGTTCACTTCGAGCTTTATGTTCATACATAACTTCTTTTATTTTTTCAAAGATATCTCTTGAACCTTTTCTAAAAAAGACACTTCCTCCAGCCCATTTATCCACACGATTATAGTCACATAATCCAATATTAGATTCATCAATTTCTATTTCTGATTCTATTATTGGTTCTAATTGAAAAGCATCAAAATCATGAGACCAATATAATTCTCCTTCTTTTATAATTCCCATCTCAAAAAGACAGATAACCCCTGTAATTTTATTAGACATTGGAAATGGTTTATAAAAATATTTATCATCAATAATCAACGACTTAATTCCATTATATTCATAATTAAAGTTAGTAGCTAATATTATATCTTCTTTTTTCCAACCTAATTCTAAACTATTATCTATTTGGACTTTAACCAACATCTCACTTTCTTCATCAAATTTTTCTTCTGTATTTAAAAATATCAAAATATTTTTCATAGTTTTTTATTCACTTGCATGATCTGATTTTATTTCTTTATATTGAGAAATACTATTCTTCAATGCAATACGTTGTTTATTAAGATTTCTAATAGCTAATGCTCGCTTACCTACTTCTTCTAATCCCAATTTTTTTTCTTTTCCTTGTCTAATGTCAGATTCCAAATCCCAAATTTTATTATTTGTATTTAATAAGTTTAAAAAAACTTCTGCTTCTTTTAAATTTAATACTTTAAACTCTAAAAGCAATTCTGACAATTCATCCTTAATGGTTTCTATTTCTGTACTATGAATTGCTTTAAGAATTAATATTGAAAATCTATCAAAAACATCGCCTCTTTGTATCATCATAATATTTTTTTTATTCCCTCTTCTAGTAGAATTTTTGCTTCAAAACCCAATACATTTTTAGCTTTCGTAGTATCAGCTAAGTGATATTGAGCATAATAAGCACGACCTTTAAGTGGATTTTCAATAAAATTTGCTGAAATATTTTTACCTAACAATTTATTCAATATTGAAATTAATTCATTTAAACTATATGACTTACCGTTTCCTACATTAAAGATATCACATTCTATATTTGAATTCATAGATAATTTCATACTATTAATAACATCTCCTACATAAACAAAATCTCTTTCTTGAGTGCCTTGTTCCCATACTGTAGGTGATTCATCTCTTTGCATTGACCACAAAAACTGTGAAACTAAATTGGCTAGATTTCCCTTATTTTTTTCACTAGGACCATAAACACTAAAAAATCTTAATCCAATAGACTTTACATCATAAAGATTATAATATAATAAACACATTCTTTCAAAAAAGTATCTAACTTCACTATAAAAATCTTTTACATAAACATCTTGAGTTTCTTTATATGGTATTTTATTCCCATTATATATCGATGAAGTAGAAGCATAAACCAATTTACAATTTTCTCTTTTAGCTAATTCTAATAAACTTATAAAATCAGATGTAGCTATCCCTGTTAATAATGGATTATCACGAAAGAAAATAGAACTAGCAGTTGTTCCTAAATGAAATATTCCATCTATTCCTTTAATTTCTGGTAAATCTGAGATATCACCAGACGATGATTCTATAAAAGTAATTTTATCAATAACATCTGACAAATTATTTAGACCACCACCAACAAGACTATCAATCACAATAACTTCACTTGTTTTAACTAAATCTTTTACTAGGTTAGAGCCTATAAATCCTGCTCCACCAGTTACTATATATTTTTTCATATGTTTTTTATTTTTTTATAATTGCCCAAACAATTGGTTTTAATATAAAAAATTCTAAATTATTTTCTTTAGTAAATTTATCAACTGCTTCTATAACTCCATATTTTAATTTTAATATTTCTCCTTCTTTCGTTCTTATATTTCTTACAGCTTTATAATCATGACCACAAAGAATTCCTCCCTTTTTTACCTTAGGATACCAATCTATTATATCTTGATAACACCCTTTAAATGTATGATCAGCATCAATATAAATAAAATCAAAACATTCATCTGAAAATTGTTTTACAGCATTAAAAGAATAATCACGAATAATCTTTACAAATGGTTTATCCTTAAATAATTCTTTAAGTTCATTATATTGATTATCTAATTTTTTTTGTGCATAGTGTTTGTCATTTCTTGCCAAAATCCCATCATCTATCCAGGAATCAACTGCTACGGCTAATGTTGAATCATGTTTAATCATTTTTTTAAAATTTCGACCATCCCTTACACCTATTTCACAAATACTTTTGCAATCATATTTTTCTATAAAAGTTCTCCATTCCCAAGTCTTTTTACTATGATGGTAATAAATATTTTGAAAGTCTTTAATCTTCTGATTTAATTTCATATTTTTTTAGTATATTAATTAATTTTTGTGTTATAAATGGGATATAAAGTTTAAGATGTCTTGGTTTGTGTGGATGAAAATGAGCAACTATCAATGGCATTTCTAACAATTTTATAGTATAATCATGACGAGAAATACCAAAATTATAAGTTAAATTTAATTTTTTAATTCCTGTTACTAAATTATTATCAATAAGATATTGTAATCCATCTTGTTCGTCTAAATTCCTTTCATCCATACATTCTTTAATCTTTAGAAATATATCAATAGATCTACTATCAAAAAAGAAACTTCCAGCATTAAATTTCTTTGACCATCCATGATCTGTAATCCCCATACATTCTCCATCCATATCTAATTTTATTTTTTCTTCAGTAAGTGGTTCTAATTGAAAGGCATCATTATCTCTAAACCAATATATTTCTCCTTCATTTATAACTCCATCTCTAAATAATTGATTTATAACAAGAATTTTACTTGATCTGTAAAAATTATTTTTGCTATAATAACAATCATCATTAACAATTAAAGCATTAACTCCCCTGTATTCGTAATCAAAGTTTGTTACTAATAAGATATCTTCTATTTTTAATCCCAAATCCAAACTATTATCAATCTGAATCTTGGTTAATTCTTCGTGTTCTTTATTAAACTTTTTTAGTGGGTCTACAAATATTAGTATAGTTTTCATTTTTTTAGTATAGTTTTTATTTTTTATGAGTTACAATTAATAATCCATCACAATGTTTTATTCTAGTATTTGGAAGTAATTTTGCTCCTACACAATCATATTGTGGAAGCTGCTTAGCCAACATTCTATGACGTCTTGTATCTTCTATAATATAAATAACATCTTTCTTTAATAATGGCATAACAGTTTCACATAAAAATCTTTGATCATGAACATGATGACTAGCATCATCAATAAAAATATCAATATCTTCTCCGACTTTCTTTATTAATTCTATTACTTGTTCTTTGTCTCTTTCATCACATAAAAAAGTTTCTAATCGTTCATCTTTAAATACTGATTCAGGAACAATATCTCCTCCATATATTTGAGCATTTGGAAAAAAATCTCGCCACATATGCAAACTAGCTCCTACTGTATAATTAGGTATAAACTTATATTGTCGCATATTTCCTACACCAAACTCAAAAACCTTTTTGATATCATTTCTTTTGTCTTTAAATAATTCATAGTAAAATGGAGTATATTGATGACCTATTTGAGGACATTTATCTGCCCCATATTTTTCTGCTAATTCACAAAGTTCGGTTTTGGGCGTAGAGAAATTTTCCAAATCAACAAAGTTACTAAGTACTGCTACATGTGGTTCTGCTCCTTTAAAAATAAATTTATACTTAAATAATGGATAAATTGTTGAAAGATGATATTGATTTTCGTGCCATTCATTAGCGTCATGAACAACTATATATTTAGCAAGATTAGCTAACTTTTTAATCTCCTCTACTCTACGAGCTGAAGGAGAATGATCAACTAAAACTACATCCCATTTTTTATTAATAACAGAATCTGCTTCGTCCCATGTTTTTACATGATGAAATTTATGAAGATCGGTTTGATAATATTGCTTACAAAATTTTAACCAACCTTTATCACTTTCAATTGTCACTAAATTCCTTTTATCTCTTTCACATAACCAATGTAATATAGGAGTACTAAATACTCCTGGTCCTAATTCTAATACATCTCCAGTTGTTCTTCTCATTGCTTCTAATAACATTGGAAGATGTGTACTATATCTAATTGATACATTCATATTTGTTGCCATTTTAGTTCTTTATAAATTGAAGCAATTGGTTTAAATTATTATTCTTAATCCCAAATATATGATGGAATCCTTTATGACATTCTTTACATAATGTAATACCATTTGATACTTCAAATCTTAATTTTAAATTATTTGAAAAATTTTCAATATGATGAGCATTTAAATCCTTTCCTACTTCATTACATTTCTGACAAGTATAATGATCTTTAGCATAAACCATTAATCTCCAAAGTTTATATTCATCACTATCTCTAATCTTTTGTATATTAGAAGTAATTCCACCTTTCCAAAAAGGATTATTTTTACCTCTCATTTTTTCACCATTGCCATAATTGGGATTATTTTTACCTTTATGAGATTCACTTATTTTTCTTTTTGCTTTCTCGGAGTGTTTAAAGCCAAGAGCATTTGTATTACCAATAGAAGATTTACTTATTTTTATATTCCTTTTTTGTGAATATTTTCTACCAATATTTATTTTATGTCCTTTGTGAAATGGCATATTATTTGTGTTTGTCCCAAATCTCCTGCCAATTATCAGGCCAGGTGGGAATAGGCCAAAATTTATTTATATACCATGAAAAAGAATGGACCATATTTGGCTCTTCATTATTCATCCAGTGCTTTGTTCCCCAAGTATTACCACTAATATGATATTTGTCTTTTTTATGTTTTCTTGAAAATTTTCTACTACTATAATGTCGACCCTTCTTAAATAAATGAGCATACCAAGTTTTTTTATTAATTTTAATAGCTCCTCCACCTAACCAATATTTTAGTCCTATTTCTTGTTGTTCGTGAGCAAATGTGCCATAAGTTTCTAAACTATCATCTAAAAATCCAACATGTTCCATAAAATACTTTCTATTGGCCAACCAACAACTTCCCTGAAATGTCATTGTATCATCTATTTCCAACTTATCTATTCTCTTACGTGGCCAACCTGCAACTTGGAAAGAATATCCATAACTAAGAGGAGCTACTTCAGGAAAAACTAAATAATGATAATCATTTATTGGTCTAGTTCTTTCCCATTTTATATCATTTAAATTAAAACGCCTTGGAACTACTAACCAATTCTCGGCACAATCATCGATTAATTTCTTATCAAAACCCAAATCTACTATACAATGAGCATCTATTTTCATTACATATTCTCCAGTAGCCTTAGCAAGACCAGCGTTGATAGCACCACGCATACCTACATTACCTCCTAGATTTATCGGTTTAACTCGTGGATCTATCATAACGGGTTCATAAGGAATGTCACAATCTAACACAGGCAAAATCTCTATCTCTTCAACTGCATTTTTTAATAAAGAATCTATTGTTTTATTGAGAAATGGTTCTCTATATGCTGGTACAATTATTGAAAGTTTCATATTTTTTATTTTTGCTTTATTTTTTTTATAATAGGTTTCCAAATTATTTTTTTAGGATAATCTGGGTCATCTGTATATTGATTTCTTATTAAATCAAAAGTTCTATCACCTCGTCTTTCATAAGGACTTTTCCCTCCAGCTAATGAAACGTTCCAAGAATAAATAGGAGATGTTTCTAAATTTTTTGATTCTTTTTTTATATTTTCCATTTTGGTACTATTTCATTAATGTAATAATCTTCCCAAACCTTTAATGAATATGCAAAACATTGTTCATTATTAGATGGATTTTCTTTTGTTCCATTATTATGTGTTCTTGAAAAACTTCTATGTTTATGTGCGTGCCAAGTGTTTTTATTAACCATTAACTTACCTCCTGCCTTCCAAGTCTTAAATACCATTTCGTGTGAGTCCTGATAAAGAGGTCCATATCCTTCTGTTTGAAGTTCTCCTATTACCTTGTCCCACCAAGTTCGTTTCATAAACCAACAACTACCTTGCATAGCCATAGATTCTTGTATTGGTTGAGAATCATCTCCTGGTTTTTCTATTCCAGAAAACTTACGACCATTATCAGCTCTACCTATTCTTAATACCATATAATCTACTGGTGGTAATTCTTTCATTATTTCCCATTTTTTTGCATCTAAAAAATATCTTCTTGGAGTTACTATCCAGTTATCTTCTATTGTTTCTAAAATCTTACGATCATATCCTTTATCAAATATTTGATGTTCATCTACTCTCATAAGATATTCTCCTTTTGAAACTAATACTCCAGCGTTAATAGCACCTCTCATTCCTCTGTTTCCTCCTAAATGAACTATCTTGATTCTTGGATCATCTTTTATTGGAGTAGTCGGCCAGTAGCCATCTAAGGAAACAACTATTTCGAGCTTGTCCCCAAGTTCTGAGTTTTCAAGCAAAGAATCTATAGTTTTGTGCAACAAAGGGTCCTTGTATGAGGGAATTATTACTGATAAAATAATATTATTCATAGTTTTTTTGTTTATTTATTATTTATTATTTTTTAAAGGTTAGCAGAAATAAAAAGATTATTTATTATTTATATTTATTGACCTAGATGATATACCTTTCCAGATAAACATTGATAACTTCCACTTGTAAAGTCTTTAAATTCTTTTCCAGAAAATGCACAACATGTGTTATTGTTCATTGTATTCATTGTATTAATCGTACTAGATCCATTACAATTAAGACTTAAACTGTCTGACATTATTTCACTATTGCTGCTACTATATATCTTATTCCATGTTATTTCCCATTTATTCCAAGGATATGGATCATATGGGAATGGCGCTGGAAATTCTTTCTCTCTGATAATTTCTTTTTCTTTAATGATAATAACAGCAATCTTTTTAGCAAATTCATCTGTTTCCAACATTTCTTTGATTTTCTCTAAATCACCTTTTTTAAGATAATCTAACATTTTTTTATGAATCTGAATTTCTTTAACTGCTTCTTGTCTTTTTTCTTGAGCTTTTTCCGTTTTTTCTAAAATAGCTTTTATAATATCTTTTACTTCTTCTTTTATTTTATTTTGTTTTTCTTGTTCGAGTTCTTTTTCGGCAGACTCGATTGCCTTTTTAATATTTGGTTTCATAGATTAACGAATCTTAATATCTCGCTAACCCTTAAAAAATCTTAAAACGGTCTTAATCCTGATTCAAGTTATTTGGGAGAGATTTTATAACTTGAATCAGAAATGACTTAATCCTATAAATCATTTCTTATCTTTATTCTTTTATCAATTGAATATTTCATAATTTTATTTACAATACAGTCCTATCCCTTCTTCATATTTTTTAAAATTATCTATAATTAAATGATGAGATTTATCTTTCATTTCCATAACATTCTGATATAAATATTTACCACTATTATTAATTAATTTCTTATAATCCTCTGGACAACTTGGAAATGTTTCACAATGATACATTTTAACACCACAATCAGAATGTCGGCAAATATATTTAAATTTAAAACCAGATATTCTAGCTCTTTCTTTGTAATCAAGGTCTTCCCATAAAAAAGGACCATATCCTTCATTCCAGTATCCTATTTTATCAATAACTATTCTACTAATCATCATTACGCTACCAGTGAATATTTCACATAAACCTATTCCATTCACACTATCAATAATCTTTCTTCTATTTGCCATAGCAACAAACCCTAAGTTTAAAGATGTTAAAACATTTTCATATTTTATAAGCCATTCTTTGTCTTCAAAAACAACATCATCATCTACTTTTATAACATAATCACCTGAACATTGTCTAAATATGTGATTTAAATTTTTTGGATAATGATTTTCTTTAAAATAATGTATTTTTAATCCATTAATTTCTTTTAAGAAATTTAAATCCATTTTTGTTGGATAATTCAAAACATCTTTAAATTGTTCATCATCTACTATTCCAATGTGTACATTAACAACTCTATCGCCAAAATTACATTTTGAAAGTGATTTTAAACATTCTCTAAAGAATGGGTATCTTTGAATTGGTGCTACTATTACAATATCATGGGTTGGTAATGTTTTTAATGACATTTAATTTATTCTTTTTATAAAAATTCTTTTTTCATAGCAGATCCTTTAAGATGTCTAATCTTAGTTTTATCAATATCAAAATTTGGATAATAATTATTATAAATAGTTGTTCTAAATAATTTTACTTTTAATTCATCTTTTCTAACAGTTTGATCATATTTTAAAACATCTACACAATCTCCCAAAAGACTATTAAGAGAAATTTGGTCAGAATTTTCTTCTAATGCTTTGTCAATCCATTCATCAATAAATTCCATAGCAATTTTCGTGTTTCTTAAGAATATTACACCAGAATTAATACTTCCTTTGGGTCTATAATCCTTATATTTTTTTATTTCATGTTCAGTTCTAACGGTTATGCCAATGTCATAATTATCATATTCAATCTCGTCTATATTTTTCATTAAAAATGCATCACCATCTAAATAAACAAGCGTTCTATCTTTTTCCATATTTTCTAAACAATCTTTAATAATTTTAGGTTTAAAAGTAGCAGGAACAGGCTGTATTCTAGGTCTATCAAAATCTTTTTTGTCTACTTTAAATTCTTTTCCAAAACCAAGTCCTCCTAAATCATAAACTACTGGTTTATAATTAAATTCTTTAATTTTCTCTAATGATTTAAGAATTAATGGTTTAAAATTTTTATTTCCTGCTGTTAAAATTTTCATATATTAAATATAACTCCTAATGTTGGAGCATAACTTTGCATTTCTCTATTCCCTCGATGATATGGTTTTGTCCAAAATGATTTTTTATCCAAATTCTTTGATTCCCAACAAATATTATCTAAATCACGAAATTCTTTTACAAAATCCATATCATCTGAGAAAAAAATATGTTGAAATTTTTCTTCAAATAATTTTCTGTGAGGAGAATCTTTATGACAATCATGAATAAAAAAAGCCTTAATATTTTTATTTTCTATAAGATTTAAAATAAGATTAAAAGGAATATTTCCTTTTGGTCCATCAATGAGAATAATTGATGGATTTTCAATCTTTTGTTGAAAAATCACAGTAGAATCCCCATATATTAAATGTAAATTCTTATAATCTTTTAATCTGTTTTTTGCAACGACATCATTCTCCGTGTTTTTGTTAATTTCTATACTATAAATATGAATATCATTATCCTTAAAATTTTCAGCAAGAATTTTAGTGCTTTGACCTCTTGCTCTGCCACTTTCCCATATTTCCTTTATTTTTAATTTCTTTAAAATAGCTACACATAGTAACATCTCACTATTAAAAATTCCTTTTGATTCATATTTAATATCCTTTATTTTGTTATAAAATTCATCTTTATATTCCCGACATATTTTTATTATTAAATCTTTTTGCATAAAATATTAATTTATAATGAGTTAAATAAAAAGCCCTGCACGCCACATAATTCCCAAGGCGATCAGAGCTATACTTTGATCTATTATAACTATACTTCTATTTCTTACTAAATGAAGATATATGCACCAATGTGCATCCGACTTCATGAAGTAAGAACAACTAGTAGTTTTATATTTATTTGCATCTAATCCCTTAATAAAAACATTATCGCCACAATAGGGACTGGCTTGATGAATGTGTCTTGGGTTGTAAACCCTGACTGTTATAACTTTTTCCATATTTAATAGCATTTAATGCTTTTAATGTTAAATATTTATATTTTAACGATATACTACATAAGCTTTTGGGCTTGTTCCTGTAAGTTTTGCATATAATCCAGTTTGTGCTTTTATGCCAGGCAAACAGATTGAAAAAACTTTAGTGGTATTAGCGGCAACAACTATTGTAAGTAAAACAGATCCAGTATCTGTAATTGCATCTTTTATTTCAAGTGTTGCTTGATCTGAACCACCAACTAATGTAGTAGCAGTCATTCTAGTATTACCAGCAACTACAAGTCCTGATGATGTTTTCTCTTTACTAATCATTTTTTTTCTCCTTTTATTTTTTTAATTTGTTCAAAAAAATCTTGTTGAGTAATAACTTGAGGGTCTCCAATATGTCCTATTCCAATAGTTGGATCACAATATATTTTAAAACCATCTTTCTGTGCTTTTATTGAAAAATCCATATCAACTGACCAATGTTTACCATTTTTATCAAAATATGTTTCAAACCATGGATATTTTATCTTTTTAAAAACTTTTGTCTTAACTAATAAAACAGAAGAACCTATTGCATCAACTTCACAAAATTTATTTGGAATAATTGGGAAATAGCCACCATCTCTTTTAGTATATACACATGGAGAATAATCTCCTCTACGTTTATATGCTAATACTCCAATAATGTCTTTATTATGTTCTTTTAAGCGAAAATAAGTATCAGGAGGAAATGTCATATCATCATCAAGCATTAAAACATATTCGCATTCATTATCTTCTATTGCTTTTTTAACAATTTGATTTCTGGCAAAATCTATCATTACACGAGGTAGCCATATTACTTTTGTATTTTCTGGAATTCCCAATGTCATCAAAGAACTAACAACTCTATAATCAATAGTACCTAACGTAGGAATTCCTATTGCTAATTCACTCTTTTGTTTTTCGTTTTCTTGTCTCATGGACTTATTTTACCTTGAAATCTCTCCACCTTTATTATACAACTTCACTTTTAGAATTGAAGTTAACGTATAATAAAGGAACTCAAGGATTATTTATTAATTATTAACTAAGAAACTCTATGGAGTAGATGCGTAACCCATTCTCCAGTTACCCCAAGCAACAAAACCTCTCCAGTCAACACCGTAATACCATTTCTTTCGTAGAAATGCTGATTCTGTTCCAGATGTTAAATCACGGAACTCAGGAGTTCTTCTCATTTGAAGAATAATAGGTTTCATAACATGAGTAGTGTCGAAAAGATACCATGCATCTGCATCTGTCAAGTAAGGACTGATAACTAAGTCAAGCGAACCTCTTAAGACGTTTGTAGCTAGTTTAGCAGTAGTTGTTCCTTCTTCTGGATAATAGGTAGAATTAAGCAATTCTTTTGCTTCCCATTCTAGTCCTGGAGCAACAACCAAAACATTTGGTCTAATGCCCATAGGCTTTCCCTTATCATCTTTGAAGTTAACCATTGCTGTAATAGCAGTTTGAAGATCTGTTGCGCTTAAAGTAGCTGTTCCAAGGTTTGACTGTGTTCCTGAATCGCCTTCACTATGGTTTGTTGCGAAGAATGCTTTGGAATCATAACAGGCAACTGTTTTATTTTCAAAGATAGTTCCTTCTGTTCCAGTCGTATTTTCGCCTTGAAGAATTAAACCAAAAACCATTTCGTCATAGAATCTTTTTGCTTCTGTAGCAAGTTCTCTAACTCGTAGTTTGATTTGTCCATATTGTTCGTCTTCAATGGCGTCTCTATCAACCGAAACTGTTCCTTCCCAACTATAGTTAGTTACTGTGAAGTAGTATTCATTCAAGCTTTCTTCTGTTCTTTCATCTTTCCACTCTTTCATTTTAGGAACGGCTCCTAACCATGGATATGTTTCCTCACTCTTTGAAGATTGGACAGTAGTAACAAGTTTTTCGTAATCAGCAGTAGCTTTTTCGTATGCACCCATAAATTCGGTTTTCATTCCAGCGGTTAATAATTTAGGTATGTCTCCTCTTGTAATCATTTATTTATTATTTAACTGCCGCATCAATTCTAACTCTTACATGGGTTGAATCTGGGACATCTACGCAGTATCCAGCAAGGATAGAATAACTACTACTAGTTGCAACTGTTTGGTCATCTGAAATATACATCGCTACGCCAATATCTGTTTGAACTGCTGAAGCCTTAGAAAATACATAAGTACCTTTCTTATTGACTCTAACAGCTTTGTCTGCATCACTGCCACTTGAATTATCTTTTTTCTCAACGGCTACGCCAAGAAAAGTAGCACCAGAAGCGTCATCGCCTGCTGAAGCATATCCAGTATCCAAGTCAACGACCAATGCTCCTTTGTAAATAGTTGCACTAGCTAAAACTGGATATCTAATTATCTCCCCATCTTTTCTCTCAGTGTCTAAATTTGCACTAAGTGCGGTCATATTATTTTATATTATTTTTAATTGAACTTTAACATAGTTGATTTATTTCTCTCAGCCTTTGCTGATTTTCTAAGAATAAAATTAAAATCCTTTTGATATCGACCTGATCATCTCCAAATTTTATTTCAAACTTAGAAGTAAAGAATAATATTAAGACATCTTATAGATACTCTTAATAAACCCTTTCGGCTTTAGCAAGCTCAACTTCTTTCTTGCTAACTACCGCTTTAAAACGAGTTTCAAATTAAACTTTAGACTTAATTTCTAAAGAATCATCTGAATTCTCTTCTAAAGATTCGACTTTTTGTCTTTTTTATAAATAGATTCAATGATCTTTATTTCTTTTTAGATATATTACCTCTTGTTATCTTATGTAGATGGACTTACTGATGGACTGATTGAAGGCGAGATTGATACTGAAGGACTTACTGATGGACTGATTGAAGGTGAGATTGATGGACTAAGTGATGGACTGATTGAAGGTGAGATTGATGGACTGATTGAAGGTGAGATTGATGGACTGATTGAAGGACTAATTGAAAGACTAACTGCCCCAAGTGAATCTGCAATCATATCAATGTCAATTCTTACATGGGATGAGTCTGGAACTTCCACGACATATCCAGCTGGAATAGAACAACTGCTAGCACTACCAACAGTTTGATCGTCTAGAATGTACATAAGTTGTCCAATGTCAGTTTGTGCTGCTGATGCTTTTGAAAATACAAAAGTCCCAGTCTTATATAAACGAACATTTTTAGCTCCATCGACTAGACTACCAGAGTTATCTGATTTCTCGACAGCTATGCCAAGGAATCTATATCTACCAGCATCAGCACCTGCTGAAGCATATCCAGTACCTATATCAACAACTAATGCTCCTTTATAAATAGTCGTACTAGCCAAAACTGGGTAATTGATGATTTCTCCATCTTTTCTTTTGGTGTCTAAATTTGCGCTAAGTGTAGTCATATTTTTTATATTATTTTATCTTTAATAGAACTTAAAACAGAGTTGATTTATCCTTGGCAGCCTTTTCAGATGAGTTCTTCGCAAACTTCCAAGCATCAGTAGATTGTTTTTTATCCAATCCCATATTGCCATAGAATTCACTTACATCTTTTGGCATCTCATCTTTATTAACTTTTTTAACCTTTTTTGTAGCTTTTTGCGTTCCCTTTTCACTAAAATCAACTACTTTAGGCTGATTCTTTAATAATGAAAATAACATCTTTTTGATTCCGACCTGATCATCACCAAGATTTATTTTATTATTAGAGGTTAAGAGTGAAATCAAAACATCTTTTTGAGCAGGAACTACTTTCCCTAATCTTAAGTACTTTTGATATACACTTTCGGCTTCAGCAAGATCAACTTTTTTCTTACTGACTACCGCTTTAGAATCATTGTCTTCTAAAGATTTAACTTTCTTGTCTTTTTTTATGATTTTTACTTTTTTCATAATTTTTCCCTTTTTAATTTCCTTTTTATTAACTTCTTTTTTGACTTCTTTCTTAACTTCTTTCTTAACTTTCTTTATTTTCTTTTTCTTCTTTATCCCTTTCTTGAGTTTAGATACTTCTTCTTTGAATTTATCTAGTAAACTGTTTTTAAACAATCTAACTAAATCATTCATTGTTGGTTCTGTGTCTGATAATGAAATAATTTTTTTATCCTTAAATTCATCTGACAATTCTGTAAATCCACTCATTCCTTTAATGTATGGTTCAGCAACCAATGCGGTATGTAATAGAGTAGGACCAACATATTCACCAGTATCTTTTTTCATATAATTTTCATCAATACTAACAGAAACACATTTAATTAAACCATCTCTAATCTTTTTAGATACTTTGTCATCTTTAATTTCACAAATTGCATCTAATCCATTCTTTGTTGGAATTAAATCAATAACTTCTCCTGCATTTCTTATAGGATCGCTCGTATGTGTCAATGGAACATATACATGTTCAATAGTTTTTTCTTTGAAATTCTTAACAAGGCTATCAACTGAATTTTTATCAATCGTTAATATTCCACCATTTGCATCCCAATGATACCATTCGCCAGTTTTAAGGACTTGTTTTCTGAACTTATTTCCATCTAATTCAATGGCATCTGTGCTATTAAATTCATAAACATTTTCAGATTTATCCGATAAACCAAGAACTTTTTTTGTATGCTTATAATTGTATTTATTAGCTTTCTTCAATGCATCAATGGCTTTATTTACAACGCCTTTGCTTTCCTCTTTTTTAAGCTTACCTGCTAATTCTTCAAGCTCTGTAATCATTCCTTTCTTCTTCAGAACCTTTTTAATCACTTTTTGTTTTATCATTGTATTTTTAATTTTATTATTAGATTTTTCTACTTTTATAGGACCAAGAGCTTTCGCTATATACCAATTAATAGTTTTAGCTTCCACATTTGCTGGGACTGAAACTAGTGATGCTTCATAAAGCTCTATCCTTGTTATTTTTCTAATATGTTCTTTTCCTGAAGGAATCTTTTCTTCAGAATCTGATTCTTCTCCTGACTTTTCGTCTTCAGCAGCTTCCTTCAATACTCGACCTTTAATAGAGAACTTAGAGATAATACCTTCTTGTACTTTTTTTTGTATCTCTGTCTCAGATTCCGATAATTTCATTTTAATCCAAAGTCCTTTCTTGTCAAAATCAGTTTCCAATACTTTCCCAATTGGACGATCCATATCATGATTAAATAAAACAGTTGAATATTTTAGAAGATCGTTTTTTGATTTCTTGATTGCTTCATTCGTTATTATTGTATATTGAGAATCAATGTCAGATGTCATAACATATCCTTCAATAATAAAATCGCCTTCTTTTATTTTTCTATCTTTTTTTATTTTGTGATAAGTTTTGACAACATCAGCATCAAAACTGAATTCGATTATTTTCATAATTTTTAGAAGCGTCTCCCTCGCTATGCAATTAAATATATGTTTTTAGATAAGGTCAAATATTTGTTTTAATCCAAATCTAATACATCTATTTTATTATGTCTTATTTTCCTATTTTTTAATTCATTAATTGTCCGTATGTGTGAAATAACAATGCTTTTAATGGTCATTTTGTCCATTTTTTTATTCTTCCATAATCTATGTAAATAATGATGTGTAATAATCAAGGATCTGTCATCTATCTTTTTTAATGACTTAAATGTAATATATTCCAGTTCTAATGATTCATTATTTAAAATATTCTTTTTAACTGATTTCTTTTTTTTAGGTTTCTTTTTCATTGGATCAATTACTTTCATACCAGGTTTAAGTAGCTTGGGAATATCAGATGGTGTTATAAGTTTTTCTGTTTTTTTCTTCTTTTTATGAGTTTCACCACGATAAGGAATATTATCTTTATCCCAACAAATATTCACATATTCACCTTTTTTTAATTTCCATCTTTTACTAGGACCAGATATTCTTCTAACTCGTCCTTTCTCACGAACACATTTTTCGAATGCTTTAGGAATGTTTTTAGTTCTTTTTAAAGAAATGCAATTCAGGATGTCTTCTTGAATGACACTCCTCGCAAAGAGTGATTAGATTTTTATTATTAAACATATCTCCATTTTTATTTATTGGAACAATATGATGACAATTAAGTTTATGTTTATTTTTCCTCAATTCATTAGCTGTTATTTTACATTCTTGACAAATATAATCGTCTCGTTTATAAATTTCTTTTGCCTTATCTCTCCAATCTTGACTCTGATGAAACTTTATTGTCTTTTTGTTTTCTACATACCACATCCATGACTTTCGCCTTTTAAATCCTCTTGTTTCTTGTGCCTTAAGAAGTTTATCTGTAATTCTATGTGGTTTCTTCATGTTCTTTTTCATCTTTCTTGCTATTTCTGGATTTTTCCATGGATTAACTATTATCTTGTTTTTAATATAATATTTAGTTGAACAACTTCTACAACAAAATTTCTTTCTCCATAAATCCCGTTTAATTTTTAATTGAATTGTTTCGCCACACTGAAAACATTTTTTTGTGCCTAGATTTAACTTTTTCATAAAAGAATTTTAATATAAATGCTTTAGGCATAATTGACTTTCCTTTTTATTTGATAAAATTTGTTGTTAAGATAAATGTTATACAAATAGATAAAATTGAAACTAAAATGGTTAAAAACCATCCAGGTCTTTGATACATCTTTTTTTCAATAGATTCTAATTTCTTATATATACTATGTAGATGATTCTCTTTAATGTCTTTTATGTTTTCTTCAATATTTTCAATTGAAAGCTCCATTTTGCCTTTATGAACTTCTAAATCTCTAATTCTTTTTTGTATACCATTGTCTTTTGTCATATTTTTAATTGTCTTGATATACTATTGGAATTAATGGTTTTCCACATTTCCAACAATAAGCTCTTCCTTTTTTGTTTTTAGTTCCACAATATTTACATTCAATACTTCCTTCTTTATTTTTTGCCATAAATATATTGATAACCCATGTCAAAGCATTTCTTTTTAACATTTGGAACATCATTTAATTTTAATATTTTATTTCTTATTTTTTTTGGCGTTGAAGGTGCAGAAATTCCTAAACTATTAGCTGCTTGAATCTTTCCTTCTTCGAATGCTTTCAATGCTTTATTAACTTCTTTGTCTTTATTCTTTTCCTTACTGTCTTTTTTATCTTCTTTGTTATCCACTTTTGGCTCTTTCGGTTCTTTAATCTCCTTAGGTTCTTTTTGTTCTTTAGATTTAGTATTAGTTATTTCTAATCCCATTTTTTGAGAAATCTTTTGTGTTACTTCTTCAACAAATTCTTCTGATATAGGAGTTTCTTTTCTCTTGATGATTTGATCGAAAATATGAGACAGAAGTATTTGAACTTCATCTGTTAAATCTTGTAGTTTTATTTGTGGATATGCTCCACTTCCAAAGTTCCAATCAATCAAAGGAGCAACAGCATAAGTATTTAAGGTATTTTCCATTTGTCTCATAATGGCATGTATTGATAAACTTAAATATTTAGACTGTTCTGTTCCTTTTCCATACGGATATGCATATTTTATCTGAGAAACGATTTGGGTCAAGGCCGAGAGTGCCATTTGATTGTCATGATGATTAATTAATGGCATAATATCTAAACCACCAGTAGAACGATCAATTTCCAATTCAATGCCAGGTGGCAATGTAATTCTAGAATTAATTCCAATACTATCTACAACACTTTCTGCAGATTCTCTTTCTGCTGATGTTAAACTTTGATTGATTTTTAATACCTTTAATCCTAATGCTTCTACTTCTGCTTTTTTATGTGCAATATAATAAAGTTTATGTTTCTTATCGTAATGATAATAAGCTGCTTTTAATATAGATTCACCATAAAGCCAATGTTTTTCTTTTTGGAATGTATATAAAATACATTTTTCTGCAGGAATATCTACATTAACTGTCGTATCTCCAAAAACACATCTTTGATGAGCTCCCATAAAACCACCTCTATCATCTGCCCTTAATGCAACTGTTATAGCATCACGAGGAGCTAGTTTTCTCCAACCTATCTTTCCTTTATAATCTCCTTCTTCTATAACATGAGCAACTTTCTCATATAATCTAAATCCTTCAAATATTGCTCTTGTCATGTCAGAAAGAATAAATGGTAATGGAGTACTCATCCCACCCATAAATTCAGGTTTCATAAAAACAGTTTCAATAAAGTCTTTTTCGCCTTTGTCATTCTTAGCTGGAATAATAGAAATTGGTGTCGATTGGATAGGCAAAGAAAGCAATCTAACGATTGCTTGAACTTGTCCATCATTGTTCTGCATTGAAATATATGTTTCTGGTCCTAAGTCATCTGGATTCTCTTCTTCATTATACGATCCGATAACCCCAGGTCGAGCTAATCCAAGCTCGTTAACAAATTCATTGATTGTCAAAACACGTCTTTCTTTACCAGACTCATTCTGCTCTTTCTTTATTTTATTTGGTTTATTCTTATTTGTAAGAAAATTATACCAAGGCATAGTTTAGCTATGCACCAGAGTGCATTTACATAATAATGGTTATCCACAAAAAGGGTCAAACATTTCTATTGACAAAAAATGTGTATATGATAATGTACGTATATGACTGACAAACAAATCTTACAAAAAGCGATAGAAAAAGCACAAAGTAATAGTTTTAAAACAGAATGGTATTATGAAAAAGAATCTAATTGTTTTTTTGACGATACTGGTATCTGTTTAGATGTAGAAGATACTTATAAATTTATTATTTTCTCTCACTACTTTGCTAAAGCATTTTGGAAGAAAGAAATGGCACATTATAAACTTACTTGTAATGTATGTGGTAATAGTTTTAATTTTATTGACGAATTTTATAACCCAAAATATTGTAGTGATTGTGGAAATAAATTAAAAAAGATTATAGAATATAAAACAGATGCTTGGCAATATCATCTTCAACAAATGGTATTAGAAAAAGAACCATTAAAATATATAGAAAAGTTTTTATAATGAAATACTTTAAATATCTAAGATATCTTATTAAACATAAGTGGTTTGTAATGATTGAATGCTTTAAAGTTGGTTTATACTGGAGAGGAATTGTTCATGATTTAAGTAAGTTTTATCCAAGTGAATTTTTTCCTTATGCTAATTTCTTTTATAATAGGAATATTAATGATCCACATAAACCGATTTATCTTGATGACGAAACAAAATTTGAATTTGCTTGGTTATCTCATCAAAAAAGGAACAAACATCATTGGCAATGGTGGATATTATTAGGAGACAATGGCGTAACGCATATATTTGAAATGTCGAATAAATATAGATTAGAAATGTTATGTGACTGGAGAGGAGCTAATAGAGCTCAAGGAGGAAAAGGGAAAAATAAAGAAATTAGAAAATGGTATAAAGAAAATAAAGATAATATAAAACTTCATCCTAATACAAAGAAATGGATTAACAATATATTATCTATAAAATAAGATGAACTATAAATTAGCAAAAAAATTAAAAGATGCTGGGTTTCCAAAGAGTGGAGAATTATTTACTGGAGCAACATTTTATCCTTATCCCGAATCAAATGAAAGAGTTTGGACAGAAGATAATGAGCCAAGCAAAATAAATATACAAGAGATTGTTCGGACCCCCACCCTATCAGAACTCATAGAAGCGTGTGGGGATGGATTTAAGGAGCTGTGTAGAGATTCTAAGGGTTGGTGTACTGGTGGGCATAATCAAGAAGACGGTAGATTTATTGTTACATCAGAAGGCAAAACACCAAAAATAGTAGTAGCTAAATTGTGGCTTAAATTAAATGAAAAAAGAACTAAAAAAGTGGACAATTGATTATCATAAAGATACAGATACTTTATTTGTTAGTAGGAATCCGATTCCAATGGGTGCCAGATTACTTCAAGTAAATGATGGTTATGCTTGTTATGTCACAAAAAAGGGAGAAATTGTTGGAATAATGATTGAATATTTTACAATGGAATCAAAAACTAAAATAAAAGAATTTAAAGATTTTTTACATAAATGAATATAATGAACATA